CACATTTCCAAAAAACATTCGGTTATTCAGTAAGACAATTACTTGATTTACATACAAGAGGCAAAATAGACAAGAACGGATATGTTCTAATATGAGAATAGGAAAATTAGTTAAAGAATATTTAACAACCTATCCAGACTTGAAAAATTATACTTTAGCAAAAAAAATATTTACAGAGCATAAGATTTCAAACCTAGAGAATATTCGTAAAATTATAAACTATTATAGAGGGGCACAGGGTAATAATGCCAGAAAAAGACTAGCAGATAAAACCTTTCAGAAACCATTAACTTTTGACACTAGAAATACTAAAATGGATAAAATTAACACTAGTGCTAAAGTACTTATACTAGATATAGAAACTGCTCCTATAAGTGCTTATGTTTGGGGAATATGGAATCAAAATGTAGGTACACATCAAATACAATCGGACTGGTTTTGTTTGACGTGGGCAGCTAAATGGCTATTTGAGGATAAAGTATATGCAGCTAAACTTAAACCTAAGGAAGTCCTAGAACAAAACGATAAGCGAATTATAGAAGGCATTTGGAGGCTAGTAAACGAAGCAGATATAGTTATAGCACACAATGGAGAAAAGTTTGATATGCCTAGACTTAACTCTAGATTTATTATAAACGGATTAAATCCACCACTACCCTATCAGCAAATAGATACCCTTAAACATATTAGAAGGCAGTTTGGGTTTACATCTAATAAACTAGACTATGTAAATAAATTGTTAAACCTAGAACGAAAAAAAGAAACTAACTTTGAGTTGTGGGAAAGGTGCATGAAAGGTAATGCAAATGCATTGTCTGAAATGGAGGAGTACAATGTGCAAGATGTTCGTATCTTAGAGGAAACCTATTTAATGATAAGAGCATGGATAAAACCCCATCCTAATATGGGATTATTTATTCTAGACGAGAAGGAGCACAGATGCCCTAATTGTGGAAGTGCAGAGTTAGAAGTAATGGGAAAGACTTATAACACACCTGCGAATGTTTATGAGTTAATGAGATGTAGTAATTGTGGTGCAAGTTCTAGGAAAAGATTAGGTTCGGCTAACATAAAACAAAAAAGACATTTACTAATATCAACAAAATGATACCTAAAAAATTTAACAAAATGAGTATTCAAGAGCAGGAAGTTTTTCTTGTAAACAAATTAAAGGAATTATACGTCAGAGAGAAAATTTATAGGAAAGCACTTGCACAGGTTAGGAGTAATGTTAAAGTAGAGGTTAAAGAAATAGATAGACCAGACGAAGCAATATTAAAAAGTGAGGATTAAAGTAAAATATCGTAAACTAGGCAAAGAAAAAGTATGGGGTTTTGCTCATTCTGATCAGTTGATTGAATTGGACAATCGGCTTAAAGGAAAAAAGCATTTAGAAATTCTTATACATGAATGTTTACATATTTTATATCCAAAAGCAGAAGAAGAAGAAATAGTAAAAAAAAGTGTAATTTTGTGTAATACTATCTGGCATGAAAAATACAGAAGGGTAGAGGATAATAACGATGAACCTTTGCAGGATGGCTCACTATGAAAAAGCATACTAAAATATATATGGAATACTTTGGATATTGCAAAGAAGATTTTTGCAGTTGTGAAGTTTGCGGTAGACGTGGAGTAGATGTTCACCATATAGATTGCAGAGGTATGGGAGGAAGCAAAGAAAAAGACACAATAGAAAACTTAATGTTAGTATGCAGGGAGTGTCATTTAAAATACGGAGACAAGAAAGACTATATAGACTTCTTGAAAGAGAAGCATTTTGAATTTATGGATAACTATGGCAAGTTCTACTAACTATATTCATCCTACTGCTATTATCTATCCTAACGTAGTTCTAGGAGAAAATAATTATATAGGTGCATATTGTATAATAGGATCACCTGCAGAGCATAAAACAAACTGGGGTAAGACTAATGATATAGTGGTTATAGGGGATAACAATGTAATTACAGGACTAGTGACTATTGACGGAGGTATGGAGAATATTACCTACATAGGAAATAGGAACTTTTTTATGAAGGGAGTTCATATTGGACACGATTGCCATGTTTGGGATGACGTTATTATAAGTTGTGGGGCAAAGGTCGGAGGTCATTGTTATGTAATGGAAAAAGTAAATATAGGACTAAACGCAGTAATTCATCAAAGACAAACAATAGCAGAGGGATGTATGATAGGCATGGGTTCTGTAATAACTAAAAAGCTAATAACTAAACCTTATTCTAAATACGCTGGTAACCCAGCTAAATATATAGGAAGTAATGAAGGCAGCAATAGTCCTACTAGATTATCTTAGACACGAGCATACTGCACAAGCGGTAGCTAGTTTTCCATTAGGAAATTATCCTTATGATATGTTTACTATTAATAAGAAAGGAATAGCTGCAGCACTAAATGAAGGGATAAGAAAAACAAAAGATTATGACATTGTAGCTTTTTGTGGGAATGATATAGTAATGCCTAACAACTGGCTTCTAATAGCAGTAGAGCATATTCAAGCAATACCAGAAACAGGAATGTGCGGAATATATTGCGTAGAGCAACTACCAAAAACAGAAGTAATAAACGGAATAGAAGTGCATCCAACATGGGCAACATTCGGAAATGTTATAATACCTAGAAAAGCAATAGACACTGTAGGATATTTTAATGAAGCCTACGACCCTTATGGGATGCAGGATAGTGATTACGGACTAAGACTAACCCAACTAGGATTTAAATCTTACTATATAAAAGGTTTACAAAGCCAACATATAGGTCATGATGTAGGAGAGCAGACAGATTACAGAAAAATGAAAGATGAAGGTTTAAATAAAGCTGGTGAAATATGGGCATATTATACAAACATATATCAAGAATTAAATAACTATACAATTTTTTACGATGAGTACTGCAGGTAGACCTACAAAATACGATCCGAAATACTGTCAAATGCTTATAGATCATATGTCAGAAGGCTATTCTTTTGAATCATTTGGTGGTATTATTGAAGTCTCGGAAAAGACTTTATACAACTGGGAGAAAGAATATGATGAATTTTTACACTCCAAGAGTATAGGAACACAGAAATCAATGATATGGTGGGAAACAGTAGGAAGACGAGGAATGATGAACGAGATACCTTTCTTTAATGATAGGATATGGAGATTGAACATGATTAACAGATTTAGAAGTAAATGGAGTGATGGTACAAAAAATGAAAATAACGATAAAGTAAAAACTGAAATAGTTGTTAGATACGAAGGAGATACAGATAATACTGAAGAAACCGCATGATGCTCAAAAACAAGTCTTAAATAGTAAGGCTAGATTTATCGTATTGATGTGTGGAAGGCGATGGGGGAAATCTCTTATTTGTCAGAATATTTCTATTAAAGATGCTTTAAAAGGTAGGTTGGTAGCATATATTACTCCAACTTATCAATTAGCTAAAGTGTTCTTTGAGGATATGAGTAAAATTATTCCTACAGAGATTGCAACAATGAATAAATCGGATTTAACTTTTCACTTTGTTACTGGTGGAGTAATTAGATTTTTTACAGGTGAGAAACTAGACAATCTAAGAGGTCAGAAATTTCATAGGGCAATACTAGACGAAGCGCCTTATATAAAAAATCTAGAGCATGGTTGGTTAAATTCAATAAGACCAACTCTAACGGACTTCAAAGGATCTGCTATTTTTGTATCTACACCTAGAGGTAAAGATTATTTTTATAGTTTAACTATGAAAAATGGAGAAGACGGTTGGGAGTCTTTTAAATTTACCACATACGATAATCCATTTATAGATAGAGGAGAAATAGATGAAGCTAGAAGACAGTTACCTGTAGCGGTATTCGAGCAGGAGTACCTAGCTAATCCAATGGAGAACGCTGCTAATCCGTTTGGCTCTGAAAACATTAAGGCTTGTATCAAACCACTAAGCAATCAAGAGCCTGTATGCTTTGGGATTGACCTTGCTAAGAGTTATGACTGGAGTGTTATAATAGGACTAGATGTAGGAGGAAATGTTTGCTACCTAGACAGATTTCAAAAGGACTGGCACACAACTAAACAAGCTATTTTAAAGCTACCTAGAAAACCTATCTTGCTAGATAGTACAGGAGTAGGCGACCCAATATTTGAGGAGTTACAAAGGGCAGGTTTAATGGTTGATGGTTTAAAGTTTACTTCTAATTCTAAACAGCAGCTAATGGTCGGACTACAGAACGCTATACATAGTAAAAGCATAGGTTACCCAGATGGGGTAATAGTTAACGAGTTAGATATATTTGAATATCAGTTTACTGCTAATGGGGTTAAGTACTCTGCTCCTTCGGGTTTTCATGATGATTGTGTAATGGCTCTTGCTTTATCATGGCAGAATTGGCAAAGTAGAATGGGTAAAGGTGTTTATTCATTCCTATAAATTATATTTATATTTACTTTAATTATTATAAAAAACTTTTATAAAAAAAAGTTTAATAAATGTATATTTATATTAAAAAAAGGTTTATCTTTGATATATCAATAACGATTAAACCAAACACAATGAAACTAAAAGATTTTACAAATGATGTTCTTGAAAATTTAGGTGCAGATGTAATGATTAAAATTTGCGACTATTCTTTAGGTTACAACAGGTCTATTAAAAGAATGTGCAAAATAAATAAAAATTCATCAGATGTACTTATGAGTTTATTTATTTTTGATTGGACAAATGAAGGACAAGAGTATTGGGAAGAAATGAAAAACAAATTAAAAAATTAACAAACAAAGGGGTGCAGCATCCTAACAACTGCGTAACATTATGACAAACCTAGAAACATTTATCCAAAAGAATCCGATTAAAGTTTTTGTTATCATTATCATTATTTGTATATTAGCAGACAATTTATAAACCACTAAATAAAAACACAATGAGAATTCAATTAATCAAAGAAGTAAATGACAGAGGAGAAACTTGGTACTGCATAGAGAAAGATGGCAGGTACATACCAAGCACATTAACAAGAAAGTTTGAGGAAGCAGTAGAAACTTACAATAAGGTTATAGCTGCAGACCCTACTAGAGAAGTTATTATGGAAACCGAAATTGATTACTAATGCAACACGTAATA